ATGCACCTTAAAGCGCAGGGATTGGTGTCGGGCATACCTGACTATGTATTTATCGGTAATCCGTCAAAAAACAAGCCCGCAATGGCCGCAGAATTGAAATTGCCGAATGGCGTAGTTAGTGCTGACCAGCGCGACATACACAAACGCTACACTGAAGCGTGTGTACCTGTGTTCGTTATTCGGACTTTTGATGAGTGGGAGAGATTTATTTTGCTATGTACCAACTAACCCGTATCTTTGGGGCTATGGCAATCCAATGCGTAACATATCGGGGCGTAAATGCGGCAGAGGAAATCTATAAGATAGTGGGGTATGCGAAAACAGTTAACCCGCCATTTGACCACAACTTTGAACCCATTGAATACAAAGGCTTAAAAATGTGGATAGACAGGCAATCACATAACGAAGTAGTTTGTTTTTATGAGTGAATTAATCAATCCAAAATACGAAGCGTTTTGTCAGGAATACATGAAAGACCTTAACGGCTCACAGGCTGCTATTAGGGCGGGATATAGTGAAAAGACGGCAAATGTTACAGCCTCAAAGATGCTAATAATTCCTAACATTCAAGAACGTATTAAAGAACTTCAACAAGAGAGGCAACAACGCACCCAAATTACAGCCGACATGGTCATTGCTGAATTGGCTAAGGTTGCATTTCACAACGTTCAGGACTTCGTTAACGGGGGTAATTCAATACTTGAATTGAAACACTTGGAACGTGAAAAGGTTGCATCTGTTTCGGCTGTAAAGACTACGATAAAAGCAGATGGCGACATAGTGAGTGAGATTAAGTTCCACGACAAGATTGCAGCATTAGAAAAACTTGGTAGGCACTTAGGCGTATTTGAGAAGGACAACAAACAAAAGTCAGACATAACCGTTAAGCGTATCGGCTTTGAATCGGATATTTAACAACAAGCTATTTAACCCGCTTTATTGGCACATTGCACAGGCATTGCGCGACCCATCAATACGCTACATACTTGTTGAAGGTGGCTCATCGGCGGGTAAGACACATACAATGTGTCAGGCGTTGCTAATGGATATGTACGAACACGAATACAGCACAATGGTATTCAGGCGGTTCCACGTTGACATATTCGATTCCGTTTACAAGTCATTTAAGACCGCATCACGCGGTTTGGACTTTAACGATTATTACTACTTCCAACAAGACCACATAAAGAGTATAGACGATAAAGCGTCAGTTCGTTTCAGGGGGCTAGATGATGAGGAGAACATCAAGGGTATGGAAGACATAAACGTTGTGTACCTGAATGAGTTTAACCAATTCTCTGAAAATCAATGGGATCAGCTAAAGAAGCGTCTAAGGGGTAAGCCTAATCAGAAATTCATCTGTGACTGGAACCCCGTATCAGCCGAGTTATGGCAGTATAAGTCGTACATTGACCTTGACACATGGACTGACCAGCCGTTATTCACAGAACAGAAATACAGCAACCTAGATGCTGAATATTCGTTTGTAAGAAAGAACGCCAAAGGAGATACACTTTGGATAAAAACAACATACCGCGATAACTTTTGGGTTGTGGGGCATCCGTCAGGTAAAGGCGGGTTTTACGATGAGCACACACTAGCAACATACGAATTTGACAGAATACACAAACCGAACCAGTACCGTATATACGCCAATGGTGAACGCGGTGTGATTAGAACGGGTGGTGAGTTTTGGAAAGAGTTTAACGAGGTTGAGCATGTCAAGATGTGCAGGTACGAACCCAACCATACGGTTCACATATCATGTGACCAGAACACCGCTCCGTATGTTACATTATCCATTTGGCAGCCGATTGATTACCGTTTAAGGCAGATACATGAGTTGCCATGTCGCGCACCTGATAATAACGCGCCTCGTTCAGCGCGTGTGTTAGCGGCATGGTTACGCAGCGTGAACTATCGCGATGTGGTGTACATTTACGGCGACCCATCAGGGAATAACAGAGGAACGATTGACTATAATAGTAGTTCATTCTTTGATAAGTTTGCGCAGGAGTTACGGGATGAGGGGTTCACCGTATCGATGCGCGTAGCTAAGGCGCACCCTGAAGTTGCATTGTCGGCGGCGTACATAAACGAAATTTACCAGTATGGTAAAGATGGGTATAGTATCGAAATAGGCGACCATTGCAAGGTTAGTATAGACGACTACCAAAGCGTACAGGAAGACAAAAACGGTACGATGTTAAAGACTAAGGTAAAAGACAAAGAAACGGGCAAGACATACGAACCGAATGGTCACTTTTCGGACGCAAAACGGTATTTCATTACTTCGTATCTAGATACAGAGTTCAGACAATACAAAGTAAGAGGGAATAATTTTATGCCAATTGCACTAGATTATTAATATATTTGCACTATGATACTACCATTGACTGGGGAATATTCAGTAACATCTATACTTCGCGACAGACCGAACAAGAAGTATGTGCAAGAGGTAAAAGACTACACATGGCATTTGACCATGCACATGACTGGAAAGGGTCTAAATAAGGCAATAAAGAAGTTTGATTACTACGAAAGTTCACGTTTACTGCTTTTACGTCAACAATATTCACCGTCTAATGAAGATTTCTTTGCTAGGTTGCATCGTCCAGTGGATAAAATCTTTAGCGCAAAAGGCGGAAGCGTCAATTACATACTTCCTGACGGGAAAAAGAAAGATTTTATAGGCAAATTGCAGGATGTTCGATACGGATATTCATTGCGTAAATGGGTTGAAACGTTTTGGATGCCTGCTTTGTTCTATGACCCGATGGGTATTGTGTTGATGGAGATTGAAGACGGGAATTGCTATCCTACATACAAGTCAGCCGAGTGCATACACGAAATGCCAAAGCCTAAAGGAAGGCATTTTGACTGGCTCATATTCAATGTTGATAAGAACGGGAACACAATCTATGATGACGTTAATAAGTCGCTTATTTCAAGCGGAGGTTATTATCGGGTGATTGATGATGAATCGGACAGGTTGATTAAATGGGATGGCGGAGTAGCTACGGTAATTGAAGAACAAAGCTATCAAAACTACTTTGGTAAAGTACCCGCCGTAACAATAGGCAACCAATGGGACGCAATACATGAGCGTTTTGCGAGCCCTGACGATGCAATTATACCCATAGCAGACCAACACCTACGCTCTAGGTCTGTATTGGTAATGTTTGAATTACACCACGGATTCCCGTTGAATTGGCAGTATGCGTCTGCGTGTCCGACATGCAACGGAACGACAAAGGTTATGGGCGATATATGCCCTAGTTGTAATGGCACGGGTAAGGACAGCAAGAAGGACGTTAGTAAAATGGTGTTGTTGCCGTTCCCTACAAGTAAAGACCAACCGATTATAGATAAGCCGGGAGGTAGCGTTGATGCCCCGATTGACTCATGGCAGGAAATGAAGTTGACCATTCAGCAACAGTACAAAGAGGCTCATTACTGTGCATGGGGGACACATCAAATAGAAGATAGCAGTCATGAAACGGCTACGGGTAGGTTCATAGACGTACAGCCAGTTAATGACAGGTTGGCTAAGTTTTCAGACGCAGCGGAATGGGTGGAAATGTGGATTACGGACATGATGGGTGAGTTCTATTACGGTGAAGCCTACGGAGGTTCTGAAATAAACTTGGGGCGCAGGTATTTGATTGAAACACCAGATGCAATAAGCAACAAGCTACAAAAGGCAATTAAGGATAAAATGTCTTATTCCTATCTGAAAAATATGTATTTTCAATGGGTAGATAGCGAGTATAGTGGTGATGAAATGATGCGGTTGAAGTTGACGATGGAGTTTAAACTTGACCCCGCTCCGTTTATGTCTATCCCTGAAGCAAAGCAGGCGTTTATAAGCGAACGCGACTATCAGCGAAAGTTATACTACGGTGAATGGTTGGAAACATTACCAGATAATTGGTATATATTGCATAAATTTGACACACTGAAGATGATGTTTGATGAGTGGGTAGATGAAAGGATAGACCATCAGGAGGATGAAACAGAAATAGAAACAGAAACCGAAACAGACTAAAACAAAACAATAAAACAATGGCAAGACCAAGAAAAGAAGTGCCTGAAACGAATTTCGTTGAGACACCAACCGAAAAAACGTACAAAAAGTACAACAAGTATGCAGTAGAAGTAGAAGCCGTAATGAGCAAGCGACCTAATGAGGGTAAGCGATTCAGCCATTACATGGGGCGAATAGTAGAGATACTAAAGAAGCCCGGCATTGCATCGACAAACATCGCTGTTGACCCTATTGTAGCCGACAGAATGAATACGCAGTGGCACAACACAAAGTACATTATGATTGCCGTTGGCGACCGTGTGCCATCGCATATCAAGCGCGTACCAACTGGCGAAGTAGAAGTTAACGGAGGATGGGAAGACACATTTATTTACGAATAAAACAAAACAGACATGATAAGCAAACAAGACATTATTAAGCTAGGCAAGAAGCTGGGGCTAGACCTTAGCGAACAGGTGGACGCAGAAGAAGAGGTTAGTATTGATATTCCTGAAGTGGTGGTACTCACGCCTGAAGGTAAGAAGAAACTAGAAAAGGAAAAGTACGAAGAGGGTAAGATGACAGGGGTAGAGATAGCAGTAAAAGAGGTGAAGCAAGCTAAGGGGTTGGATTTTAAAGGTAAGGGCTTGGAAGACCTCGTTAATCATTTAGAGGCAAAAACGGGAGATGATGGCAGGTTGAAGAAGTTGCAAGAGAACCTGACCGCCGCCGAGCAAAGGGCGTTAGCGGCGGAACAGCGCGCGGAAATGATCGAGATTGAAACGGAGGCACTTAACGCTATTCCGCAAGAGTACGCGGGGTTGACAAAGAAAGAACTAAAAGCACTAGCGGCGGCTAATGGGTTGGAGTTGAAGAAAGAGGATGGTAAGTTAGTGCCATACAGGAATGGTGAACGAGTGAGAAATGAAAGGACACAGGAAGACTTAGACGCGGCAACGGTGTATAAAACGTTCTTTGAGGTTGAGAAAAAGATGTCTACTCCGCCAGCATCTGAAGCACAGCCGCCGCGCGGGCGTGGTGAAGGCAATAGACCACCAACGGGTAATAAGGTAATGACGAAGCGTAGTGAGATTGAAAAGGCATGGAAGGAAACTAACCCAGATAAAAGCATAATGGGTCAGGACTATGCGAGCCACTTCGCCGCTAAGATTAAGGAACTGAAAGAGGCGGGGCAAACAGTAGAGATGGATTAACTAAAACTACATAATCATGGCCAAAGGAAAGAAAAAAGGCAAAGGATGCTAAACGGTAAAAGCCACTTGTTAAATCGAGTGGCTTTTTTTATTTTCGCAGCATGGAACAGGACATGATAGATTATTCAGAAATGCCGTATATTTGCGGGGAGTTGTGGAAACATTGTTAGGGGCTGCCTCTTTTTAGGGGCGGCTTTTTTATTTCGGATAAAGTAGTATATTTGTGAACATGACCACCACATTCACACACCCTGCCGACAGCGCACCCGATACATTCAAATATAGCCTTGAACGGGCATGTAGAATCATGATGCAGGGAAATATAACGATGCAGTTTGAATCGCACACGTTTATTCATGGCGGGTATGTTTACCAGTACAGCATTGAACGGCTGGGAGATAATGAGTTTACGGTAAAAGCGGAAAAGATATGAAACGACTAAGAATAATACAGTCTAAGGAACAGGTGATTTTGCCCGAATTGCCATACGGTAACATAATCGCATTGGGCATTAATGTGGCATTAGACATTTCAGGAAAAGAGCATTACATTAAGCCTATATTTAAATGCAGGGGCGGTAAGTGTATAGTTATGTACATTAAAAGCCATCTTGATAAGATTTCACAAAATGCACAAAATATATGAGCACAATACACACAGCCCTTACGGGCAAATCGGATAGTTTGATTGATGCGGTGAGGGATTCTCATTGGAAAGAACCAGTTAGTTCAGGGGAACGACACCCGAATTTAGTAGAATCATCATTTGAAGGCTGGGTAAGCGTACATGAGGGCGAAGGGTTTAAACAATTCAAAGAATTAATGAACCTTTTGGAATCAGAACTACAACGCCAACGGGAACACCCAGAAACAATGGACACTATTCACCCCGACTACATGCGAATGG